TCTCTTTAGTTCTGTAACATCTCCCATCTGAATGGTGCCGGGATAATTCTTTTGAGTAATCTGAATGGCATACTTATCTATTTCAGATGCATAATATTTCTTGACTGGTATGCCCAATCTATCCAGAGCTATTTGCCCACATGACATTCCATCAAACAAACTTAAGACAACTAATGGTTTCATACTTTATTAAAAGCACCATTTAAATATTCATAATCTTGACCTTGAACTTTAAATACATCTCCATTGCATGGAGGCCAAGAGTAATCATTTGTCATTCTGTTTGGTGCTCCCGTGCTTACAAGACTGGTGCTATGAGCTGATGGCATAGTGCATCCAATATCACTTGAGTTCAGATACCCTAAAGTTGTTGGAAATCTATATGATACAGATCCTATATCCATCCAGTATGCATCAACTGGAGGTGCATCAGATCTTAAATATACATAATAGGTTTTATAATAATCCAAAGCTTGTTTCTCCTTACCATTAAAAGAAGCATAAGTTACAGTTTTAAAATTAGCAACTTGTCCACCAGGTGGGTTCCATTCTTCCTCAGATCCATAGAGGTTTTTTTCTAGCCATTTCTCTGACCATTTCTTTCCATACTTGATTGCTTGATCTACCGGGAGATCTCCAAGCAAAGGTTTATTTGGATCTATTTTGCTGACCACCCCATCTTCGCACCATTCTTTCCATCTATTCATCAAACCAGTCCAGAGCTTTACCCTTTTAGGATCTTGAAATATTTTTGTTTCAATTTTGTAGGCTTCCAATGGAGAGATCTCTTGAGTTAGATATGCAAATGTTTTTATATTATTTGGATCTCTGATCATGTATTCTTTTAGACCTCTATCATAATATCCAGATCCACCAAATAAAGGCTTGTAATATTTACCATGATTTAGCAGACAACCAAGCCTTGGCTGTTTGCTCCATTTGGAATGATTTGCATAGTTCTTGTTATAGACTGGATTGTATTTAGAGATCAGATATTTTTCCCAATACTTTCTTCTTTCTTCATTGTTGCAGCCAATGATTCTGTAGTGAGTAAAAAATTTCTTTGGATCTTTTTGATGATTGCCCAACCTAGTTAGGACATTGCCAGACTGACCAATATAGACAATGTCCCTCATAGGTCCAATGAGGAAATAAATACCGGCTGACTTAAGGGGTATGCCTTTCTTGATCAGCATAAAACTCAGCTAAAGACTTTGCTTTAGATTTATATATTTCCATAACCTCATCAAAGAATGGATGTGTATCATCACAAACCAATCCCATAGCATTGATCTCCCGGATCCTATCTTCTTTCCAATCAGAATGGGAGGTCATCTGGTTGGGATCTTTGATAGAGTGTTCTTTCAAAGAACTCTTTTGCTTTCTTTCTACCATAATCTTTATCTCCTACTTTATCTTCAAAAAACTTTTCTTCATTTCCGTATTTGGTATGTAGTTCAGAATGGCATGGAAAACAAAGACTGACTGTTTGATCATCTCCACTTTTTAAACTCATGCCCCTCAACTTATCTGATGGCTTTAGTAGATGATGCACTTGAACTCTTTTATGCTGACAAATAATGCAAGGTTTATTTGCAACAGATCTCAAGTGCTCAAGATCTACTAATCTTTTAACCATCTAAAAAGGTATATCCTCATCCCCAAAATTATCTGATGATGGAGCTGTAGATTCCTCTGGCTCATCTGGATCTATAACTTGAGATATAGTCCCGTTAAGTTGTTTGCCATAATCTACATCTGTTGGATTACCTTTATACCAACCAGCAATCTTCATTTCTGTTCCCTCTGGCATAGGTAGTAAAGGCATGGTTACAGGTCCAGACCAATCAGTTCCATCATCTGGACCATTCTCAAAGATAGGTCCAAGGATGTAACAGAAAGAGGTAAGCCAAGTATCATCTTTGCCTTTATGCTTTATGATTGCTACCTTTTGTTCTTCTCCGTAGAACTCATGTCTGACTCTACCTTTCTCATCAAGAACTGCATTGCCATCTTTATCAAGCATCTTTCTTACTTTACTCA